TTCCCCGGCGACGTCGAAGGCGAGGGCGAGCCCTGCGACCTGGCAATTGCCCGCACCACCAATTACGCGCGCCGCAAGATTTTCATTACCTCGACCCCCGTGCTCGAAGGCAAGAGCCGCATTCAGCGCTTCTTCGAATCGGGCGATCAGCGCCACTTCTACGTGCCGTGTCCCTACTGCGAATTCATGCAGGAATTGAAGCCGGAAAACTTCGTCTACGACACCGGCAAGCCCGAAACGGCGCGCTTTATGTGCGAGGCGTGCGACGGGGCAATGGTCGACCACCATAAGAACTGGATGCTCCCGCGCGGCGAATGGCGCGCGCACCAGCCGGGAACCGGCAAGGTTCGCAGCTTCTACTTGCCGTCGTTCTATTCGCCGGTAGGCTGGCTCTCCTGGCCGAAGATCGCGGAGAAGCACCTGGCGTCGGAAGACGATGCAATGAAGCGGCAGGTGTACTGGAACACGATTCTCGGCCTGCCGTGGGCCGACCAGGGCGAAGTTCCGGACGAAGCCCGCCTCTACGAGCGGCGCGAAGAGTATCCCATCGGCATCGTGCCCGAAGGCGGACTCGTGCTGACCGCGGGTGCGGACGTCCAGGCGCGGCGCATCGAGGTTGAGGTGGTCGCGCACGGCCGCAACGACGAGACGTGGTCGATTGACTATCGCGTGTTCGAAGGCGACACGAACCAGCCGGAAATCTACAAGCAGGTGGCGCGCTTGCTCGATGAGGACTTCCCCACGTTCTACGGAGCCCCGGCGCGAATCGCGAAGCTTGCCATCGACACCGGCTACAACACCCTCGCGGTTTACGATTTCGTGCGCGATATGAGCGCCCAGCGCGTCATGGGCGTCAAAGGCCAACAGCATTCGACCTCGTTTCTGGGAGTGCCGACCATCGTCGAAGTGGGCCCGCAAGGGCGGCGCATCAAGCACGGCGCGCGCGTATGGCCGATTAACGTCTCTATCGCGAAAGAGCAACTGTACCGGCGCTTGCGCCTGGCGGTTCCCGATTATTCCCGCGGCGAGAAGTGGCCGGCTGGGTTCTGTCACTTCCCTCAATATTCGAAGGAATACTTCGAACAGCTGTGCGGCGAACAGCTGGTGACTCGGATTGAGCGCGGATACCGGCGCTTCGCGTGGGAAAAGCGGCGCGACCGGAATGAAGCCCTGGATGTCCGCGTGTATGCGATGGCGGCAGCGGCCTCACTGAGGCTCGAAACCTGGCCCGCTGAAAAGTGGAACGAGACCCAAACCGCGCTGACGCGGATCCGCGCGGCTGAGCCTCCGTCCGCGACTAAAGCTGCAATTCAGCGGCAGGCCGTTCCGGAATTCAAAGCCTTTCCCATGAAAACGGATTTCTCCGAGGACTAAATGCCAGCACCCGTATCACCGCGGCTTAAACTCTATGATCCAACGGGAACGACCGACTGGTGCGCTTTGCTTGCCCAGGTCCAGACCCAATACATCGCGTTCATGACCGGCCAGGCGACCCAGGAAATCGACACGCCGATGCTCGGGCGCGTGGCGTTCAATCAAACCAACGTCGGGAACATCGAGCGCATTATCGCGCTGCTTGCCGACCAGTGCGCTCTACAAAACGGACAGGACTCCAGTTCTCTCCCACGCGGGCCAATTTCGCTTGAGGCGGAGCCATGACCGGAACGTTTGAGCGGGCCATCTTTCTGAACACGGAACAGGGCACAAACCTGTCCGCGAGAGATCCTTTCGACACATCGCACTCGGGCGCGTCGGTGCTGCGCAAGCAGCTATCGAACTGGATGCCCCCTCGGTTGCCGCCCGACGCTGATCTTCTGCCCGACCTGCCCGCGCTGGTGTCTAGGTCTCGCGATCTCGACCGAAACAATGGCGTCGCGGCGGGCGGGCTCCAGACGCTCCAAGACAACGTCGCGGGGTTCGGGCTGCGCCTCGCGGCATACCCGGATTGGCGCGCGCTCGGCAAAACCATCGAATGGGCCGCAGAGTGGACCCAGAACGTAGAGGCGCTGTGGCGCTCCTGGGCCGACACCACCGCTTGCGACGTCACCGCAGAACTGACGTTTCCCGAGATGACCAAGATCGTGTTCCGCTCTGCGCTCGAAAACGGCGAATCGCTCGCGCTCCCGCTGTGGATGGCGCGGCCGGAGACGCCGTTCCGCACCTGCCTTCAGCTGATCGAATCGGACCGGCTCGGCAATCCGGTCCAGGACGGCATGGCGTGGGGGTACGGCGGCGCTTACGGATACGGATCCTGGGGCGGCTCGGGCATGGTGGGCGCTCCGGTGGGGATCGACGGCCGGCGCGTCGTCGGCGGAATTGAGCGCGACGATTACGGGCGGCCGCTCGCCTATTACGTGCGCACCGCTCCGGACTATTGGGGCTTTGGGACCTACCTCACGTTCTCGCCCGACGACTGGCAGCGCATTCCCGCGGAAACCGCTTGGGGCCGCAAGCGCGTACTGCACATGCACGTCAAAGAGCGCATCGGCCAATCCAGGGGCCGCCCGATCCTCACGCCGGTCATTGAACAATTCCGAATGCTCGACAGCTATGAGCGGACGGAGCTTCAATCGGCCATCGTCAACGCCATCGTCGCGGGCGTGATCGAGACTCCGGTTACGGGGAATGAACTGGTGGAGATGTTCGGCGGCGATCCCAACGCTTACCTTGCGGCCAAGCAAGCCTACCGCGTGCGGCTCGAAGGCGGCTCCATGATTCCGCTCTATCCAGGCGACAAAATGACGCCGTTTATCCCGGCCAGGCCCGCGGCGCAGTTTCCGGCATTTGTCGAAGCGGTGTCCCGGCAGATCGGCACGGCCATGGGGCTTCCCTACGAGCTCGCGCTCAAAGATTTTTCCAAGACCAACTACAGCTCGGCGCGGGCCGCTCTCATGGAGGCGTGGCGCTTCTTTACCGTGCGGCGCCACTGGCTGGCGAATTCCTGGGCGTCCCCGGTATATCGGCTCTGGCTCGAAGAAGCGGTCAACGCCGGTATGGTCGACGCGCCCGACTTCTACGCCAAGCAATACGCCTACTCCCGGTGCAAGTGGATCGGGATGGGCCGCGGCTGGGTGGATCCGGTCAAGGAAGCGGAAGCCGCTCAACTGCGCATGGAAATCTCCGTGTCGACGCTCGAGCAGGAGTGTGCGGAGCAGGGACAGGACTGGCGCGAGGTGCTCGAACAGCGGGCGCTTGAAACCGCGCGCATCGACGAGTTGGGGCTTCCGCAGCCCGGACCCTACCAGAAATCGCCGCCGACGGGCGAACAACCCGCCGACCAGCCCGCCGAACCGACTCCACAACCGACGCCGCCGGGAGGGCCGCCCAAATGACCGAAGTGCGTATTCCCTATTTCCGCATTGTCCAGGCGCTCACCACGGAGCCGTGGGCCATCACCGAGGACATGTATTCGCTGATCCTCGACCGTGTGTTGAACCACGCAGAAACCGACGTTCGGGCGCTCGAGACTCAGATGGGCCGCCCGCTCGACAACACCGGCAACCGGGTGACCATGCGCGGGCGAACGGCGGTGCTCGGAATCGACGGGCCGCTCGTGCGCTACGGATCGGTGTTCGATTCGGTCAGCGGTCTGACTTCCGTCGAATTCCTGGCGCGTGATCTTGAAACCGCTCTGGCGGATCCCAAGGTTGAGAACGTGGTGCTCAATATCAACTCGCCGGGCGGCCAGGTGGACGGCATCAACGCGCTCTCGGATTTTATTCGCGCAAGCCAGGACCGCAAGCCGATTTACGCTTACGTCGACGGCCTGGCGGCATCCGCGGCGTACTGGATCGCATCTGCGACCGAGCGCATCGTCGCGGAGGAAGCCTCGCGCGTGGGCTCCATCGGCGTGATCGCGTCGGTAATGGACAACAGCGCCGCCCAGGAGCGCCAGGGCCTCAAGCGGTACACCATCGTTTCGAGCCAGAGCCCAAAGAAGGGTTTGTCCGTTTCATCGGCAGACGGGCGATCCCAACTTCAGGCGATGGTCGATAGCGCCGCGGAACTGTTCATCTCCAAGGTGGCGGCGTTCCGCGGCGTGACTCCGGAGCGCGTGACATCGGATTTCGGCCAGGGCTTCGTAGTCACCACTGGCGAAGCCCGGAAGGCCGGCATGATCGACGGCGTCTCGCCGTTTGAAGGCTTTTTGAAGGGGCTCGCCGAAAGGGCCCCTGTGTTTGTACTCGGTCAACCAGCGGCGCCCGCCGCACTTCAAAAGGAGACAGTAATGGCAGATACTCAGCCCGTCCCGGCTGCGCCGCCCGCTCCCGTAGCTGCAGCGCCGCCCGTACCGCCACCGCTTCCGGCGCAACCGGACGCGGCGACACTCACCCAGGCCGCGACCGCGGAGCGTCAGCGCGTCCAGGCCATCCTGAGCTCGCCCGAAGCGGAAGGACGCGAATCCTTCGCGCGATTCCTGGCCTTCGAGCGGCCGGAAATGACCGCGGAAGTCGCCATCATGACGCTCAAGGCGTCCCCCAAAGCCGCGGCCCCCGCTCCCGCGAACCCGCTCGAGCAAGCCATGGCGCAGGTGCCAAATCCGAAGGTGGGCTTAACCGACACCCAGGTGGAAGGCACAGCGGAAGAAGAAGCCGGCCGGATTCTCGCATTCGTGCCGAAACATCGCAAGGTGGCGCGCGGCTGAGAGCGCCTCGAAAGGACAGGAGAACTTTATGGGAGCCACTTATAATCCCCTCGGCCTGGCCGGGTTCACCGCCGCAGCCGGGACTTACGAATACGATCCGCTCTTGACCGACGGCGACGATGTAGTAACGCGCAAGGCAAAATTCGCCGCGGCCGTAGCTACTCCGCTCGGACCCGTCGTGAAGCGCGGAACCATCTGCCAATATGCGCCCGCCACCGGACTGCTGACCGCTGGCGACGGAGCGGAGCCGGTCATCCTTGCGGAGGATTGCGATACCACCCTCGCGACCGCTGGAACTCCGGTCGAGGCCATCGCTTACGCCTCGGGCAAGTTCAACGCTGCCGCGATCATCTGGGATCCCGCTCAGACCAATCACGCGATCACTTCGAGCAATTGCCGCCACGTCGGAATTCTCATCGAATCCACGGAATGGCGCGACGGCTCTACAGTCAAGAGCGTTCCGACCGCCGAAGAGACCAAGAACGCTCAGGCCATCATCGAGCGCAACCGCGCCGCCAAGAAAGAAGCCCAAGAGGAAGCGGCCAAGCCCAACAAGGAAGCGACCGATGCGCCCTATGCCTATCTAACGCCCGAAGAGCGCGAGAAAAACATCGAACTCGCGCATCTCCATCCCGGTGAAGACCTCTCGAAGGAGTTGGGATTCAAAGACGAGAAGGACAACAACAAAGGGCAGCACCCGGCCCCGACCGGGAACCTGCCCCACGCGCAGCACCTACAGACCGGCCATAAACCGGGAGAGAAAAAGTAAGAAACCGATCCGAGAGCGCCGAAAGACGGCGCGGCGCTCGAGGGCAAAGGAGCATACATGGCATTCGATATTTACTCGACTCAGGTTTTAAACGCCGTCGTTGCGTCGCTCTTAGGGGAATCCCAATTCCTCGTGGACCGCTATTTTGCGAACGTACAGACCGACGCGGCGGAAAACATCAGCTTCGATCAGCTCGACGGCAAGCGCCGGGTGTCCCCGTTCGTTTCGCCGCTCGTCGAAGGTCAGATCGTATCCAGCCTCGGATACAAAACCTCGACGTTCAAGCCCGCTTACATCAAAGATAAGCGCGTGTTTGACATGAATCGCCCGCTCAAGCGCGCGCCCGGCGAACAGATTGGCGGCTCGATGACGCCGATCAACCGTCTCCGCGCTCTCATCGCCCAGGACATGCAGGATCAGCTTGCCATGCTGCGGCGCCGTCTCGAAGTGATGGCCGGGAGCGTCCTCGCAACCGGCAAGTGCACCATCACCGGAGACAAATATCCGACCGTGGTGCTCGACTTCGGACGCACGTCGACGCCGCCACCGGCCATCACCTGGGACCAGCCCACCGCCAAGCCGCTCACCGACATCGAGGGATGGGCCATGACCATCCTGCAAGCGACCGGAGCGATGCCGCGCGACGTCATCATGACTGTCGACGCCTGGAACGCTTTCACGAATAACAGCCAGGTCACCTCTCAACTCGACCGCTACCGCACGATGGTGGCGCCGCCGTCGCTCACCAACGAAGCGCCCATCACCGAAGGCGGCGTATTCATGGGAATGATGGCCGGCTTCAATATCTACGTCTACAGCGCGTGGTATGTGGACCCCGCGGACGGCGTCGAAAAACCTGTCCTGCCGGCCGGCACCGCAATCCTGTGCTCAAGCGCCATCGAAGGCTATCAGGCTTATGGCGCAATTCGGGACGAAGAAGCGGGACTCCAGGCGGTTCCCTATTTCGTCAAATCGTGGATCGAGCCCGATCCCTCGGTCCGTTTCGTGATGATGCAGAGCGCGCCGCTGGTGGTCCCGTACCGCATCGGAGCGTCCGCCGCTTCTCACGTTCTGCCGTAACAGATTTCTCGCGGCCGGGGCCGTCCCGGTTCGGGAAACAGCCCGCGCTCTTACGAGGGCCGCTTATTTCCACTCCGGTTTAAGTGGAGCGCGGGACAGATGGTTAGACAGTTAAATGGCTGCTGATTCGTTGTCACAATTCGGTCAGACTTTCGCGCCGCTGCTATGGCAGCGCGAACTGGAAATGTTCGGCCGCACCGTGGGCTATCGCCAGCGGGCCGACCTGAACACCCCGCTCGAGATCCAGGGCTTGTGGAAAGAGGGCGCGGAGGGTGAGCCGACCTCGCCGGGGCGCTACTCGATCCTGATTGTGCAAAACACCTCTCTCAACGGCGGGCCGCAGAAGGGCGACCAGGTGTGGGACGGCTCAGTGAGCTTCGACGTTCAGCGCGTCGAGGCGGACGCGGTTGGGTTCTCGCGGCTGACGCTGCGCGAACAGGGCAACCTCGTCGAAAGGACCCGGCGATGGGCACGGTAGGACTCAAATCCCTGGTTCAAGCGCGCCTCGCCATGACCATCAAGGTGAAGCGCACCGGCCGCATCCAGGCGCCCAACCTCGACATGCGGGCTTACACCGAAATCGGGAACCTCATGGTGCGAAACCAAAAGGAGCGGTGGGCCAAGGCGATCAACGCGGAAGGCAACGCGGCGAAACCGTTGTCGGTGAAATACATCTTCGAAAAGCGCGCCTATACCGGCAATACAAAACCCAAGCGCGACATGAAAATGACCGGCGAGACCCGCACGAACTTCGCGCTGCGCAAAGCGCGAGACGGCGTCATACGGGCCGAAAACACCACGCGGCTGACAAAACAAAAAGCAGCCCGCGCCCAAAACTACGAGCAGATGATCGGCTTTTCGGGAGAAGAGCAGGTGGCGATTTTCAAGAAAGGCGACGAGATTTTCGGGGAAAAGATGAAGCGGGCCTGGATACCGATAGTCAATGGTTGACATCATCGAACTCACAAACGCTCAGGTGGATACGTTCCGCAATATTCCTGAGCTCGTGGCCGCTCTCGCGGACGGCGATCCGGCCAACATTATTTCCTATTACGACGTCAACCCCGACATGAACGATTGGGTGCTGGCGCAATACGAATCGCCTGCCGGCTCGGTGCTCGTGGGATGGGAACAGACCGCGCTCAACTCCTCGGAAACGATGGAGAAATGGGTTCACAGTTTTTCGTACTTTGTGCGCGCCAAGCCCGGTGAAAGCGCGTTCACGATTATCAACCTGCTGATGACAGGCGTGCCCGATCCCGGCGATGGGCAGCGCTGGTATATGTGCGAATTCTTGCCGGGAACACTGCCCGGCCAGGTCCAACTGATCGAGCGGGTGACCGACGAAGAGCGGGTGGACCTTTATGTGATCCGCTGCGATATTTCCGAAACAGGAGACCTCTAAAACCATGGCGCAACCTCAGCCCCCTACCTCGAATCCGCCGCAGATGCCGCCTCCGCCGCCGCGCAAGGTTGCGAACGGCAAGAACGGCAAAGCCAAGGCCGGCACAACCAGTTGTCCCGCGAATGCGCGCGAGACCAAAATCGGATTCGGCTTCCAGCCCCAGCCCGACCTGCCGACAGCCAACACGCTCCCCGAAATCTGGAGCCTCACCAAGGTGAACAACGTGCTCGGAACCATCGAGCTCACCTCCGAAGATGACGCTCAAGACATCGGCAAGGGCGACGAGTTTCCCGAGAATAACTATCCCCAAAGCGCGTCGACCAGCGTGCCCATCGAGAAATACCTGAGCTCGGAATTCGCAGCGTGGACGTTTCTGTTTGCGCTCGGGAAGGGAACCAAGACCGGGACGGCTCCCGGAGCGCTGACCTATACCGCTGAGGTCTCCGATCCGGCCGTGGATTGCATCAACGTGCCGGCTTTCACCTGGGTCGAGCAGATCCGGCCGGGCGCCAACGCTGTTGTAGACCATGAATTCATCGGGATGTGCGTCAACGATTTCACGCTGATGCTCGATTCCGGACCGGGCCGCAATAACGCGAAGCTCACGGTGAATTGCCTCGGCACCGGCAAGGCTCAGACGCCGTCCGGCCTCACGCTGCCCGCGACCACCAAGGAGCACATGCTCAACGCGACCAGCGCGGCGATCCTCACGATCAACGGCATCGACTACCTGTTGGGCGGCAACTTCATTTCGCTCGAATTGCGCTACTCGAACAACATCCGGACGGATTCGGGCTACTATCCAGGCTCCGGTTCACAGAACGGCTTTGCGATCCGCGGGCGCATGGAATACAACACGCGCGAATTTTCTCTGACCTACGTGGCGCGCGCTCAAAAAGGCTCGGTCGAGCTGAACAACCTGCTAAACCAAACCGAGGGCAATACCGAAATCAAAATCGGCGGCGCGATGATCGGCGCGGGGCCGGCTACCCACGCGATTGACCTCGTGTTTCCGCGGACGCTTCAAAGCGCCTACACCACGGGCG